GTCGACTCGGGCGCGAAGACTACACCGAAAGATGGGGTGTAGTCTCCGAATCCTAGTCGAGACGTATCGACAGAATCGTACGTCCGCGCTTTCCAGTATTCGAACCATCGTGCCCATTCCAGAGCATCGTGGCCAATGCTGGTACTAGCAAGAAGTTTTGCATCTGCATTAGTCCGTATGTCGTTTACTTCATATAGACTAGAGCCCCACCATTCCCGATCGACTGGGACGTGGACCCACCTGCGGAGATTCATGTTTGTACACGAATAACCGTAGGTCTGTAGTGCAAAAGGGACTTCGGCGTCCTCAAGACGCGAAAACGGAATCCCTCTAAGCCCAGGGTAATATTCCTTAAGCTTAGCCAACCCACACAAGCGTGCGTTGATAAAACCTGCGCGTAACAATGAATTGCATAATGCAATCAAAGACACGCGTGGCCCGATCTGATGATTTCGTTGCTCTGGGTGCATAAGAGCTATACGCCTTGAGATACGAACGGGAGTCACATCCTCACCATTGAGGAAATAACCTCCGCAAGCCTCTCGAAAACGATAGCAGCCATTTCCACTGAAGCTTTTCCTCACATTAACGGTAAAATGAAACCGTTGAAGGAGGTCCAGACACACAGAAGTATATGTTGCACGGATAACGATGTCATCACCGTAAACGACGTAGTCATCAGACTGCGACTTACGGCCAGAAACCTTCCGCACTGCCAGCTCGCATATGGCTGCAAAGATGAGCGTTTCTACAGGAAAGCACACAGCTGATCCCATAGGCGCAAATTTCCGCAGTCTCACTCGGGTGCCTGACGGCATCTTAGCGAAGTCTGAGCGCGTACAAATCAGTGCTCGGCGTAACGCCGGCTGACGAATACACGCTTTGACTAGTACGAGAGTTACGGAGTCGCTCGCGTTGGAGAGATCCAGCGTAGCGTACCCCCCCGTGACGCTTCCTTCCCAAGCAAAATCTTGCGATCTTACCTGGTCAGATAGCCTCACGTGCCCTCTCAAGGATTCACGATCAAAAATCGTCGCA